TCTTTTTCGAGCAGCTGCTTGAGTTGGGCGAGTTCGTGTCGGGCGAGTTGTTGCAAACGTTTGGCAAGGGTGTAGAGCTCGGAGCCGTTGAGTATTTTGCTCTTTTGCCAAGGTAATTCCTCCCACTGCTGTACAATAGCGGTAGCCGTAAATGAGAAGCTATGCATTTGAGCAGCTTCGGCAACAGTAAAAAAAACGACGGTACGCTGTAGTTTTTCCCATATAGCAGGATAAGCGCGTAAATCATCGGGGGTGCAGGTGCTGACTTGTGGTGCGATAATGCTTTCCCAGATCCATTGCATTAGTGGCTGTAGTTTAGTGAAAACCTCCCACGAGTTATTGAGGCTGTAATACTTCTCAAACTCATTCACACTACTGATAACACCGCTTGCGCGTTGTAGTTTACCTTCTGTAATAAGCAACTCGATACAATCGTTGAGAGCGCGGTCACCCATCGCAATAGATGAAAGCCCCAAGTCTCGCAAGTCCCACCAAGGCGATTTTTCCATCTTGTCATCGGTGTAGTAGTTGCCACCCGTGTTGGATAAGTTCACCTTGAGGAAAGGAATAGCATAAGCCACCGCATAGTTGGCTACTGCTTTTTTTAGTAGTTCGAGCTCGTCGCCACTTAAAGTTTCAGCAGTAGACTTGGGTATATACGGATATACTTTTACGCGGAGCGCCTCCTCGATATAGGTTTTGAGCAGCTCGAAGTCTAAACGATTAGAAACGTTAGTATATTGCTTGATTTCTTGTATATTGGTGAACATAGGTTTAGGGGTTAGTCGTTAGACGATAGTTGAAATTCGACGACAAAGCTATGCAGGTTGCGGGTGCTATCAAAGGACAGTGGTTTCTGGGTGATTGGTATTACCTTCAGCCACTCGCCTGCAATACGCAAGAAGCACACAGGTGATTTGATGAGTTCCCATAATACTTCTATCTCTTCAGGAAAGAGCCAACCTGTATTGAGTTTGTAAGTGCGCTTGGTTTTTACTTGCGCTTTGTAGTCCTCGCTTAGTAGCACATTGTCAGCCAGGGTGTGCTCGTAACTTACCAGTGCTTCATATTCGCCTGCAAACGAAAACCAGTCGGGACAGAAGTTTTGGTTTTGAAATAGCGCACTGATAGGCGTGCCATTAGGTTCGGGTTTGGGTTCGAGGCTAAGCGTTTCTTTACGGATAATAGCGGTAGCCCCATAAGTAACATCAGCGGTAGCGCGTAAGAAACTGAAATTAGCTACTGCCAGCGGGTCCTTAATAGCCGAAAGGTCGATGAGGTTAGAGCCTATTTGTCCCAAAGAGCGAGCGCGTACCTCTTGGGTAAGTGCCGATACTGATATAAGGCTCTGCTTATAAGTGGAGCGCAAACGGCTTTGAGTGAGATACGGATAAGCTTTAGGCTTCTTCCCAGGGAGGTAGTGCAAATCAGTAAGGGTATGCGTTTTGAATACCACACCTTTGAAATTGGTTTCCTTAATTATTGCCGATACCTTGGTTGCTTTGAAAATCTCTTTAGGAGCGAGCAGCTTTTTAGTATTCACTTCCAATGAGGGAGTGATGTCTCTGAAAAAGTCCTGTACCTCTTGCCCTATATCCACCGTTGCCTCGCCCTCGAAGAAAACATAATCGTAGGTTTGGGTAGTGGTAAAGCTACGCTCATAGCCATTGAACTCCATTGTAAGGGCTACCGTGATAAACTCGCTTTCAGCGGCTGTTTGGCGTACGCGGGTGAACTCTTTGTCGAGACAGAAGTACACGTTTTTGGTAGCAAAAGCTACATCGGTTTGTACGCTAATCTCTATATTGACCACTTGCTCGCTACCCGCTGAAGAAGTTACCTTGAGCCAGCCTTTGTGCTCGCCTACCGTCATCAGTTCGGAAGATTGAGATCGGAATTTTACCACTACTTCCTCTTCGCCGTTGCCTTTAATTTCGGTAACCTCCAAGAAATCGGCATTGTTAATGGTAAAGGTGAGGCGGTTAGGATTCTTAATGGTAAATGTACCCTCGGCGCGCTCTTTCTTATCGGTTTTCAATAGGTATTTAAATTCCTTTTTGTCGATATGAAAAGCGGTAGTATCGTTGATAACAGTGAGGTTGATATCGAAGAAATAAAATGGTCTAATAGTTTCTCCTATGATATTATTCACTTTCGAAACTACTTGTGATTTTGAAAAGTCGATAGGCAAACCTGCTATCTTTCCATTTTGTAGATATTCATCAGAAAGAGCAAATTCAATAAATACTCTATAAGGATCAGTGATTGTTTTCTTTATTTTAATATTGAACAGTCCTTTATTAACAAATACTTTATCAAAAAAAGATTGATATTCAAAATCGTTTATTACAATACTGCCTAACTCTCTTGTAGCTGCAAAAAAATGTAATAATTCAAATAAGCGAGTATATGGGTTGATTAAGGTATGGATAAACGAAGTATCGCCCGTGAGTTCTTTGGTAGCCGTATTGAGCACCATATTGAGTACTGGGCGTTCATTAGGTTTAGGTTTTGGGGTAGCTTTATCGGTACGGCGCAAGGTAATTACTACCTCTTTACGCTCAGTGGGTAGGTCTATCTCGTTTACTTTACCGCTCTTTTCTTCGGTAGCAATTACCCCTAAGGTTACTTTCACTTTTACATCGCCTTTTTCAGGTAACTTGCTGAAATTGTTGTAACGCAACTGCAGGTTATGTTGCAGTCCGATAAGGTTTTCTAAGTCCTCCCCTGTAGGGGCAATGAGTTCAACATATTCATTGGCAGCAATACGCGCATAGTTACGAAATCCCTTGTACTTCTTGTATACAGTGAGCAATCCCAATTCAGGATAATGCACCGTAAGGTTTTCGGTAGAAGGGATAGGCTGTGAGGGATGCCACTCTTTAAGGATAGTAGCAGGTGATACTTCCCAATCGGGGAGAGGTTTCTCAACGGGATAACATTCATCACGCACATATTCTTCTCCTCCTTTAGATGTTGGAGCATATATAGCTTGACATTCTTGATCGGTATAAGTTCTAATAGACATAGTATTTTATAGTTTTTTTATAATAAGCAATAGGACTGACAAGGGTAGGTCGCCAAAATTCAATGGCAATAAACGAGGTAAAGAGTATTACCCGCTCGGGGCGCACTTCTATTCTATCATTTGGAAACAGCAAAGGCAACTGATGCTCTAAGTATCGGTGCACTTGCCAGCTTTCTATCACTAAGTCGATGTCTTTGGCGAGGTAGTTCTCGGAATATACTCCTTGCATTACCTTGGCTACCGAACCACACACTACGGGTAGTTGCTCGGTAGTGAAGACTTCTAAAACGGCACTGTAAATAGTGTCGAGATAGGCGTTGAGGCGGACATCATTGAAGACATTCAGAGAGGTGAAAGCGGTGTACATTAGATAGCAATTGTGGTAATCTCTACTTGGTAATGCTCTTTGTCAAGCACAGATTTATTAAGGCTCTTGATAAGCATACGTTGGTTATAGGCGAGAATGGTGTCGCGCAAGGCGATGTGGCGGAATTGGTTTTTGTTACAAACAAAGCTCCACGTGTATTCAGCGGCAGCGATGCGCATTTTGTACCAATCTTTCCAATACTCGGCTACTAAGGGAGGTGTAAGGGCTTTGCGGAAGCCTGCGTGATTTTGTCCGTTGTGTAAGCCGTCGTACCATATCATCCCAATAGTTTGCTCTCCACTCTTGCGCGCTATAGCTGTATAATATCCTTTATACATTATACGAGGCAAACAGTAACCACCTATTTGTATTTCGGTAACATTGGTGAGTTGGGTAGCTTCTTGAGCATTGAGCACCTGGTAACTATCAGCAGTTACCTGCACGACGGGCAACTGATAGGCTTTATCGTCCATTTCGGGGAATTTTATGAGATAAGACTGCTTAGTGAGAAATGTTTTTTTAGGCTCGCGTACTTCCCAAGGGTGGAAATCTTTAGCGTGCGAACGTTCTTCTACCTTAATACGGTTCATATACAACTTGTGTCCCTCGATAAATATATCGTAATTCTTCCAATTCTTAATCGTCTTCACCAATTCGCCAAAAGTAACATCGGGCACGGCGCGTTTGATGTCTACTATATTAGGGTTGATTACCTGTTCTATCACATTGCCGTCCTCGCTGTGTTGGGCTACGATATTGAGGTTCATAGAGAGTTGAGGCTGCGGAGTACCTTCTATCTCCAATGCTAATGTTTGTGCGGTAGTGTCGATAGTGAGTAGCTGAGTAAAGCTGAGCGTGTCAGGTTTTTCAAAACTAAATTCACGAATGATTACATTGTCGAGCTTTAAACGAATGTTCACCTCCCCACTTATCGGTTGGTTATCGCATACCAACCGCCACGTGCCTGCCGTAGCAAATTCGTAGGTAGGCTCTACGGCTGTGAGGGTGTGTTCTTGTTGAGCAGTAGTGAGGTAGTAGGGTGTATTGCTGTACAACACCTGCTGGGTAAAATCTTCATCGGTGAGGATATCGCCTGCCAATTCATAGCCCGCATCGGCAAACCCCGTTTTGAGCACATAGAGCAGGTAAGGCATAGGGTGCATAATGTTGTAATTTCTATTAGTCTCGTTGCGAATAAACCCTTCTGAACCATAATTATTGATAAACTGAAAGAATAACTCCCACCCTTTTTGCCCTTTATCTTTAGGGTATACCACTTTAGGAAAGTTATAATCCACTTCGGGGTACTTTTTAGCGACAATCTCGTTGGCGTGAGTGTATATATCGGGTACGCGTTTGCGCAAAAGCGGAAGGTCGCATAGCTTCTTCTCAAAGTTAGGCAGCTGCTCAAATCCTGAATCTATTTGTGCCGATACTAAGTTCCCTTCTACCGATAGTATTTCGAGCGTACCTTTACGCACGCGACCATCCAACACGTGATAACCGTCGTACTTCTTCTTGAGTTTGGTGGCGTTGAGGGCGGTATAATTACCCATACGCAAGCGCAAATCAGCATTCATTTGGAACTCGAAAGGCAATGAATACTGAGTGAAGAAAGTATCCTTAAATCGCGGGTTCTCCTCTTGATAAGAGATAGCAATGCGCGAAAGGTCTAACACGAATTGAGAGGTAATGAAATAATCGGTCATCTTTTTTTATATAAGAGGTAAGAGATAAGAGCTAAGAACAATAACAATAACCACCAATAATTGAAAGAAGTGCGCTGTACTTGTTTATGTTTAGTACTCGTAAAAGAAAAGGTTTTGGAGGAAACACTCGTTGTATTACTACTCACTTTAAATTCATCACTTTTCACAACACTGAGCGTACCCCCTTTGAGGGTAATCCGCTCTACCACTTTACCACCTACCTCGTGAGTGTATTCTAAGGGCGTATCGGGTCCTACCGTGCTCAACTGATAAGTGAGTAGTGAATGCTGTAATGTAGCAAACTCTGAACCCACAGTAGCGAGCTCAGAGGTTTGCGTAGCAACTTTCTCGGCAACCACTTTTTTAGTATTACACGAGATAAATAACATAAAAAGCAAAATATAAGTAACACATTTCATTAGCTATTCTTTTCTATGGTTTTGATGACGTCTTTCAAGATTTTCGCATAATTAGTAGCGGTAGCATAGCCCGCCTTTGCTACTTCATCAGCGAACTTGTATGGGTCATTTCTTACCAACAAAGCTTTAGCATATCGCTTGTTGATAAAGAAGAATTGCGAGTGATCACTAAACCCCTCTTCGGGTGTGATGTATTTCATAAACCAATCTTTTACTCTGTAGAGATACTTACCGTTAGAAAGCTTGGTAATACTCAACACTTCAGGGAATTTATTAGAGTTGGGAACTGCCAACTCCTCTTTAGTAACCCATAGTTGCTTATTAGGCAGTGGCGTAGTTGCTTTAGCTTTGATGCCAAAGAAATTATAACCTTCTGCACGTTCACCCCAACGGCTTTCTAAGGCAGCTTGCGCTAAAGTGAAGAGGTGAGAGATACCTGTTTTTTTTTCGCTTTCCAAAGCAAAAGGCTTATACTTTTTTACAAAATCTTTTGGGGTCATTGTTATTCGTTATTAGAGGTTTGAGATTTTTCGGATGGTTCGGACTGTTCAGCTTGTTCAGCTTTTTCATTCATATAATTAGAGATGGTTTTAGCAACTTCCTCTAAGTTCTCACGATTGACAAACACTTGCTGAACGACTTGCCCTGCGCGGTCTAACCGCACTTTGTCTTCGGCTTTTTCGCGTATCGATTTGATTTCTATCAGGCATAGTACTATTGCCATAAAGAATGTGATAAAAGGGAATAGCCATAATGAGGTTTGGTAATAGGTTTCTAAAAACCAAGAAAGCATTCCATAAATACTATCCACAATAGTACAAGCTATAAGTAAGTTGTAATACTGCGCCATTTTGCTAATGGTACGCCTATAGCCGTAGGAAGTTCGTGTTTCGCCGATACGTTTAGCCTTGCGCACACCGCTCCAAAGGTCGGCGAATATCATAAGGAGTACGAGAATGTAGATACCGAGTAGTATCCATAGAATTACAAAGATTTTTTCCATTGATTTGTTATCGTTTAATTATTTTTAAAGTGATTAAATCGTTTGTTTGGTATGTATTAGAGGTTGATACTGATGTTTCAACAGTAAAGGGGTAATTATTTGTGTTTTGCTTATCGTATCTAATTACATCTTTATCCTCAAAAAGCCATTTTGTTTGTTCTAAATACTCATAGAAATAAGGGCAATTCTTAAAAACAAAATCTGAAGTATAATCTCTATTTATTTCTCCTAACACTTTAAAAGTAAGTTCAATTTCTTTTGTCACCCCCTTTTCTAAGATAGCCTCTATTGTTTGTATATTAGAACGCACCGTTTCTTCGTTTCCATCTCCTTTGTAAACCCAAGCAGAGTAACGTATATTACCCATAATATTAGCACTCAACTCATTGTATAGAGTTCTCATATCTATTGGTTTTTTATTTTGTGACCCCCATTGTAAAAATTGAATTGCATTCATAGCTTCTGAATATATTTAATGAGTGGATACGGGGTGAGGCTCGCAACAATATCCCACCAGTCGATGAAGGTACGCTTGATAAATTTGTCGTACAACTCTTTGGCGAGCCCAACCAACAGCACAACGCCGATAGCCATCGCTAAGGCTATCCATAGTGAGTAGAATAGGTAAGCGGTTATAAAGGCTACAACAAATATTGTGTTACCTACCATAGAATGGAGCAGTTTGTCACTGCCTTTAAGATTTTGAATGATTTTATTTTT